TTGATTTTGATCAAACAGATAATACATCATTTAATTTTTTAGATAGTCAATTAAGTTATAGTGGTAGTGCTGCAACTACCATATCAGGATTAGATCATCTTGAAGGACAAACTGTTTCTATATTAGCAGATGGTGCATCACATCCAGATAAAACTGTAAGTTCTGGTAGTATAACTTTAGATCGTTCTGCATTAAATGTAAAAGTTGGTTTAGCTTATAGATCGTTGTTACAAACTATGAGATTAAATGCTGGTTCACAGAATGGAACATCACAAGGTAAGACCAAAAGAATATATGATATTACTGTTAGAATGTTTGAAACTATTGGTGTTGAGGTTGGACCAAACTTAAATGATATGGAAAGAATACCATTTAGAAGTTCTGCTGATTTAATGGATGAAGGTATACCGCCATTTACAGGAGATAAAGAGGTAGAGTTTAGAGGAAACTATGAAACAGATGGTTTTATCTTTGTTAGACAAACTCA